TCGATCGTGGGGAAACAGGTTACTGTTTCCGGAAAGCATCCTGAATGGTTCACCAGGAAGGAAGTCTTAAAAGATATCCAGAAAATGGATTTCTTTGAAGGTAAAGCTTCTATCCTAAATTCCATTCGGGAATTGGACATAGGTGGGAACTTTTGGACCCAGAAACAGCACTACACGCATGGATCTCCGATCTATGCTGTGGGTTCTGGTGGGTTCTTTGGTTCTTACTATGAGTATAGGGGACCGTTGTTTGCACAGTATCAAAATGTGTCTTCAACTAGTTCTGCATGGCAATCGTCCGCGCTGCCAATGAGCGATGAACTCGCTATATTGACTGCGAAGGGCGCTACTGCCATTGCAAGAACAGCCCCTACTCGTCCAAGTATGTCTCTGGTTACAGCGTTAGGAGAAATTAGGAACGATGGGATTCCCAAAGTTCTTGGTCTCTCTTTTCGAGGTATAAAGAATCTTCGTCAGATGCTCAAAGCATCAGGCGAGGAATATCTTAACGTCGAATTCGGATGGAAACCGCTTATAGCGGACATTCGAAAGCTGTGCCACAGTGCGATAAAATCTGAAGAGATTATGTCGCGCTATGAAAGAGACAGCGGCCGGGTTATTGGCCGTAGTTACACTTTCCCTGAAGAGGTTAGTACTAGTATCGTGAGTATGGGTAAGACTGTTCCCAGTCCTGCCCTTGCTACTCAGATCTATACTAACTACCTCGGCGATCTTACGAAGACCGTTAAAACGGTCAGTAAGACTTGGTTCGAAGGACGCTTTAAGTATAATCTTGCTACGGGTGAAGACACTCGTAGTCAGATTAGACTTGCAGCCTCGAAGGCTGAACACCTTCTTGGTCTCAGGTTAACACCTGAGGTCCTATGGGACCTTACGCCTTGGACCTGGCTCACGGACTGGTTCTTTAACCTTGGTGATATACTTACCAACGTTACAGCATTTGGTACCGATGAGCTTTCGCTAAATCGTGCCTACATCATGTGTACAAAATACACAGATGTAACGTACGACCTAACCGGAATCGGTTTCGCAACCGGTTCGGCAGGAACAATCTCACAGACGTTTCGAACCGAAACGAAAATGAGGTTAAAAGCGTTCCCGTATGGCTTTGGCGTGACGTTTACGGCTTTAAGCCCTAGACAGATCGCCATTTTAGCGGCTCTCGGGATAACCCGAGGCCGTATGACTCCGTGGTAAATACACGCCACGGAGTAAGGTAGTCAGCGGAAGGGACCCTACACGGGAACCTGGAAACTGATTATCCATTCTGTCCACCGTCCGGTGGATGGAAAACTACCTGTATGGAGACTTGCCATGGCTTTTGCCGACCCACAAACCTTTACCATTAACGCAGTTGCTAATACGCTTCCGCGTATTAGCAGTGGCATTAACGTCGGAACCTTTCAAAAGGACGACGGTACTGTCAAAGCTAACGTTTCGCACTCTTATGGAAAGAGGACGAGACGTAGCCTGCGTTTGGACTTCCAGAAACTCGCTCCAAACCCGTTGATCTCCGCACAGAATATTCTATATTCGATGAGTACATACATCGTTGTAGATATTCCTGTAACGGGATTTACGATTGCGGAGCAGAAGCAGATTGTAGATGCCCTAACCGGGTATCTCACTGCTTCTTCTGGTTCTAAAGTCACCCAGCTTCTGGGTGGCGAGAACTAGGGCCGCCTAATAAGGTGAGTCCTAGAAGTGGTTTGGTCACTCCAAAAGAGTGATTACTCGGGGGAGTAAACTACCCCCGATGTCGGTACAAAAGCTTTTGGCTAGGGACAGCTTACCCCCTATTAAGGAGGGGCTGTGAAAAGCCTGATGTCTCTTGTGCAGGATGTTCTCACTTCTGTGGGAACATGGTGTCGCGTAAGCACCACTCAGGATAGTAAAACTATTCTGAGGCGTGTCGAAGCTGAGGGGTTATCGTTTTTAACGATAACCCTACCATCCTTCGGTTCAGACCTCCAAAAAGGTCTTGAATCGGGGAAGGTGGACTCTCAACTCTTCCAGGGTTTTGACCATGGAAGAGGATGTCTCCCCTTATTTCTAGGGGGTTTCATCGGTCTTATCTTCGACCGTTCGACTGGGCTGCTTCTCGATAACCCATCGGTGGACGCGATCTTTGCTGTACGTCAAGTAACTCTGATGTGCAGTAAAGTAGCTATGACATGCACGCCAAAGCGTGTCAAATCAGCCATCGATCAGTATATCGAGTGTGAGAAGGAGGTGAAAAGTTGTGATAGACTACTCAGTTCTTCTTCCAAGAAGGACTTTGCAAGAGTATCGCAACTACTTTGGGCTGATGTACTGTCCCATGTGGACAGAACCGTCTATGACGGATCCATCATCCCGAGACACGGTCCTGGTGCCACTGCTGATGGACTTAAGGGAAACCTCAAGTTCACTCAAGCAACATGGCCCTGGCGTTTGGAAGAGTACTTCCCTTCTGGGGAGTTCCTTTTTCCAAATTGGCGTTATTATGACGCCGACCGAGTTCACATCCTCGAACCCGGCACTGAGATACCTGTCAAGGTTATCACAGTGCCTAAAACGCTCAGAACTCCACGAATCATCGCCATTGAACCTACTGCAATGCAATATGTGCAGCAAGGAATCATGGAGGTACTCGTCGATGCTATTTCCAGTGATGACAATCTGGGAAGCATCGTCGGATTCGACGACCAAGGACCTAATCAGTCCATGGCGTGTAAGGGATCCAGTAATGGATCTCTCGCAACACTAGATCTTAGTGAAGCGTCCGATAGAGTTTCGAATCAGCTTGTACGGATTCTACTTAAGAACCATCCTCACCTCGCAAGAGGTGTTGATGGGTGTAGAAGCCGGAAGGCTGATGTGCCTGGCTATGGCGTTCAACGTCTAGCCAAGTTCGCGTC